CAAACTACTCACGGTACTACGTACGCACGGTACGGCAGGACAACAAAGATCCCATGACGGACTTCCTGCGCGCCCAGGGTGTACCGTATGAGCCGTGCGTCATGAAGCCTGACACCACCACCGTGTTTAGCTTCCCGATTGAAGCACCGAAGACATCCATCTTCCGTAATGATGTGGGCGCTATCGGACAGCTTGAAGTGTGGAAGCAGTACCAGCTACACTGGTGTGAACACAAGCCGTCCATCACGGTGTACTACAAGGAAGATGAATTCTTTTCTGTATGCCAGTGGATTTGGGACAACTGGGACATTATGTCTGGTATCAGTCTGCTGCCCTACGACAACGGTACGTACCGTCAGGCGCCGTATCAGGAGCTTACGGAGCAGGAGTATAAGGAGCTGTCGGCTAAGATGCCTGAGATCGACTGGGCCTCTCTACCTGCCTTTGAGCGGGGTGACACCACTACGGGTAGCCAAGAGCTGGCCTGCACGGGCGGTGTCTGTGAAGTTGTCGGCTCCGGTGCTTGACACACACCATGCTGGCATGATAAAATAATACCGTTCTGTAGCGTTACGGCAAACCTAATACAGATTACCGTAAGTAGTTAGGCCGTAGCGTTACATTACGCCAACTGTTCAGGAGAACACTATGACTCAGAACGACAAGGTTATGTATCACATCAACCAATACGGTTCCATCACGCCGCTTGAGGCACTGACTCGCTACGGTATTATGCGCCTAGCGTCCCGCGTTAATGATCTACGTAACGAAGGGTTTCGTATTGTGTCTGACATGAAGGTGCATGATGGCCGGCGTTATGCTTCATACCGCATGGAGGCTTAGCTATGAGCAGAATGGGTGACTACGTAATCGCCCTGCAAGAGCAAGAAGAATCCAGTAGGCTGAGGAGAAAGCCGAATGAAATTAGCAGTCTTGGACATCGAAACGAATCTTTCACACGACACGATCTGGATGGCTGGAGTGTACCTCCCCGCTCAGAACGAGAGCGTACACTGCGCTACGTCATCCGAACTCTCCGCAGCACTCAAGGGCGTTGATGGCATCATCGGCCACAACCTCCTTGCCTTCGACCTGCCCGTCCTGCAGCGCGTGTGGGGCTGGTCATGGGACGGGGCGGTTCATGACACTCTCGTCATGGGCCGCCTCCTTAACCCTCCTGCTGAAGGCGGGCATTCTCTAAAGGCTTGGGCGCTACGTGCCGGTAAGGAGCTGAAGGAAGACTTCGACCCTGCCGACTTCGACAAGGGCCTTACGGACGATATGATCCGCTACTGCCTGCAAGACTGCCGTGCTAACTGGGACGTGTACGAACATATCGCCGGAGAGCTGTACCGCCAGGGCTTCAGCCAGCAGTCCATAAACCTTGAGCATGCCGTTGCTAAGGCTACGGTGCAGCAGATTGCTAACGGCTTTGCCTTCGACTTCGACACCGCCTGCACCCTGTATCGGGACCACGAGCAGCGTATGCGTGCAATCGAAGCGGAGCTTCAAGCTATCTTCCCGCCCATCGTGGAGGAGCGCTGGTCTGAGAAGACTGGTAAGCGCCTGAAGGACAAGGTGACTGTGTTCAACGTAGCGTCCCGTCAGCAAGTAGCTGAACGGCTAGCGCAGCGTGGCGCCGTGTGGTGTGACACTACGCCAAGCGGTAAACCCAAAGTAGACGAATCTACTCTAAAGCAAAACGAACACGTACCTGAAGCTGCTCTGGTCCTTGAGTACCTAACGCTTCAGAAGCGCTACGGTATGCTTAAGTCCTGGCTTGATGCCGTCAAGGATGACGGACGTATCCATGGACGTGTCAACACGTGCGGTGCCGTGACGGGCCGCATGACGCACAGCTCACCCAACATGGCACAGATACCTAGCGACTCTCTGTACCGCCAATGCTTCGTTGTGCCTGAGGGCAGCAAGCTTGTCGGCATTGACGCTAGTGGCCTTGAGCTGCGCATGCTGGCCCATTACATGGACGATGCCAAGTACACTGACCTGATCCTTAACGGCGACATCCACACCTACAACCAGAAAGCTGCCGGCCTTGACACTAGACCGCAGGCGAAGACGTTTATCTACGCCTTCCTCTACGGTGCCGGTGACGCCAAGATTGGTAGCATTGTAGGCGGATCGTCACGCAAGGGCGCACAGCTCAAACAGAGCTTCCTAGACAGCCTCCCTGCCCTCCTGAAGCTGATTAACAAGGTGGCTAGGCATGGACTACAGGGCAGCTTACCTGGGCTTGACGGGCGTCGTGTGCTGATACGCAGCGAACACGCAGCACTCAACACCCTGCTGCAATCCGCTGGCGCTATCGTCATGAAGCAAGCGCTGGTGATAGCAACTCAGAAGCTGGCACGCTACGGCTACCCGTACAAGCTAGTGGCTCAAGTGCATGACGAGTTTCAGGTGGAGGTGCCTGAAGAGTATGCAGATCGTGTAGGCGCAGTGTTCCGTAACGCTATACGCGAAGCGGGACGACAGCTTGACCTCCGTTGTCCGCTCGACGGAGAGTTTAAGGTAGGAAATAACTGGGCGGAAACTCACTAAGTGCTTGACATTTAAAGCTAGTTGTGAGAAAATATAGTCACGGTCAAAGAACGACCGGATAACTGAAAAGGAACTGAACATGGAAAACCAAATCGTAACCCTTCGCGCTACCGTTAGCTTCCCGTCCCTGGTTGACGAGATTACCTACCGTGGCGCACCGACCGGCAAGTACGGCGTGCAGCTCACCAACCTTAGCGAACGTGCTATTGAACGGCTTGAAGAGTTAGGCGTTGAGCTGAAGCAGAAGCCCGACGACAAGTACGCACGTGGCCGGTTCATTGAGTGCAAGTCGCAGTACCCGATTGACAACAGCGGGCGTTTCAAAATCTTGTTTGAAGACGATGGCAAGACGCCGTTTGAGGGCAACCCCCGCGAGATTGGCTACGGCTCCGTAGTGCGCGCCAAGGTTAAGGCGTACAAAGGACGTGACGGTGTGGCGCGTCCGTCGCTGGTCAGCTTGTCCATTGAAGAACTTGTCCAGCCCGAAGTGACGGCTGACGAAGACGCAATGGCTGAAGTGCTGTAATGCGCTGGGGTCTAGACGGCGACATCATTCTGTACAGCGTGGCGTTTGCCGCCAAGGATGACCCCATTGCCTTTGCCTGTCGTTCAGCACGCTCCGTCTGCGAGCAGATTATGCAGCAGCTTGGGGCGGAGGGTGCTGAAATCTACCTAACAGGGGACGGTAACTATCGGCTGCAGTACGGCTGCGATACCTACCCATACAAGGGCACACGGAAGTCTGAGAAGCCCGCACACTTCGCAGCGCTCAAGGAGTACATGATTGACTCTTTGGGCGCTGAGCTTGTGCAAGGCGAGGAAGCTGACGACAAGCTTGGGTATATGGCGTGTCAGCACGGGCACGGTATAGCAACGCTAGACAAAGACCTGTATGGCGTTCCCGGCTGGCACTGGAACTGGCGGCGTAAGGAGTTATTCAACGTGTCACCTGAAGATGCGGACCGTTTCTTTTACAAGCAGCTAATCACAGGAGACTCCACCGACAACATCCCCGGATTGTTCAAGCGCTTGGGCCAGAAAGCTATGCGCTCAATCCTTGACCCCATCGAAGACATGTACGATCCTGCCGAAATGTATCAGTATGTACGCAACGTATACTCTGAAGCATTCGATAAGGTTGGCATGTGCGTGGACGAGAAGGAGACGATACTGGACGACTGGCTACTACGACAAGGGAGGCAGTTATGGATTAGGCGTGAAGCTGGGCAGTTGTGGGAGTTTCCAGCATGAAGATCACACACATCGTCACATACCCAAAGCAAGCAAGAGCAATAGCCAGGATGGCACTACTATGGATGAAGCAGCACGGAGTGATACGCATAACGGTGGAAACACTAGATGAGCAAGAAGGTACCAAGGACACGCAATGATGGCAAGTGGACGGAAGCGCGCTACTTCGGCTTTATTCGTAGCGCCCTCCGTTCTGCTTTCCAGCGATGGGGACCGAAGCACAGCGCTAAGCAAGCCGCTAAGGTAGCATACAACACCTACGTGTGTGCACACTGCGACGGCTGGTTTGGGGCAAGGCAGGTGGAAGTAGATCACATTGTACAGTGCGGGTCGTTACGGAACTACGACGACCTCCCCGGTTTCGTAGAGCGTATGTTCTGTGAAGCTGATGGATTTCAAGTGCTGTGTAAAGACTGCCACCAAGCTAAGACTAACGAAGAACGCGACGCTAAGAAGAGGAGTAAATAGCATGGCAAGGGTTGGCATTATCGGAGACACGCACTTGCCCTACGAACTAGACGGCTACTTGGAGTTTTGTCAAGAGCAGTTTAAGGCTTGGAAGGTGGACACCGTAGTACACATTGGAGACTTCATCGACAACCACAGCTTGTCTTTTCACGACAGCGAACCGCTGCTGCACAACGTACATGGCGAGTACGAGTCTGCGCTAGAGCGGGCGAAGCGGTGGTACGAAGCGTTCCCTAAGCTTACGCTCATTCTGGGCAACCATGACCGCATCCCGGCACGGCAGCTACGGAAGCTAGGCATGGAGCCTGACATCTTCATGAAGCCCCTTGAGGAGCTGATGGACATGCCGAAGGGCTGGCAGATTGAAGAGCAGATTGAGATTGACGGCGTGCTGTACCATCACGGTGAAACCGCTAACGGTGTCAACGGCTTCCGTAACGACGCCAAGCAGCGCATGCAGTGCACCGTATCAGGCCACAACCACAGCAACCTTGGCGTAAGCTACACGGCTAGCGACAGGGAGCTGGTATGGGGCATGGCGGTAGGCTGCGGCGTTAACCAGAAGCACCTCGCCTTTGCCTATGGGCGACACTTCAAGCTCAAGCCCATCATTGGCTGCGGCGTGGTGATTGATGGTGTGCCGTACCCGGAGCCTATGGACCTTGGCTCTAAGATTCGGAGGGTTTGAACCGTGCCGCTTCAAGACGATCCATTCTTTGAGCGTATCTTGGAACACTGCGACGCATGGGAGATCATAGAGCTGTGCAATGTAACGACGGAGGAGCTAGTAGATTTGCTGCGTAGTCACATACTAGACAACCGCGAACGCTTCGACAACCACCTAGAGCTATGGGATGATTGGGCATGAAAGTAGTTAAGGGAGACTTCAAGAACAACGGCAAAGAGCGGCATAAAGTTGTCGATATGCTTCAGTCACTGCGTGATGCGCTTGGCACCTTTGAAGACGACAACCCTGACGTAGCGGTGGAGAGTGCTTGCGTTATCTTCATCGAAGGCAGGGAGTTTGTGCTAGCCTCTAACGGCCAACACCCCGACACCGTTAACATGCTGCTTGATATGGGTAAATTCAACTTGCTTATGGGAGGCATTGAGAGTGAAGAAAGCTATGACGGCCCCGTCCACTAAGGCTGACCAGCGCCAGGAAGGCGGCGACCACTACCGCCTAGCCATACAGCCCATCGACTTCATCTACCAGAACGGGCTGGGCTTTATGGAAGGCAATGTGGTGAAGTATGTTACACGACATGAGCAAAAAGGCGGCAAGGAAGACTTGCTCAAAGCCATTCACTACTTGGAGCTGCTGATTGAACGGAGGTATGGGACGTGAGCCGTGATGGTAAAAACACTGCGGCCCACGCCGTGAAAGGGTACTTGCACCGCGTCTTCCACGCACTATCTGTCCTGACTAACGTAGTGTTCCTGAACGGACTGCCCTATGAGTCTGTATCAGGACGCTGCCACCGCTCTGGATGGAGCAAGATGGAAGACGCACTGGACGATCTATTCTGGTTCGACCCTAACCACTGCTATAACAGCCACATTAACGAACGCGTATGGGCAAGGGAGTTGACGAAGTGACCTTTGAAGAACTAGAGCAGCGCGTAGCTGAATGGCATGACGACCGCAACCTAATCCTAGGCAGCAGCGACGCAGCACAAATGCACAAGCTGCTAGAGGA